ATGAACATCGGTAAAGCAATCATCAACTACGCAGCGCGTCGCAACATGGACATTACCTTGATTGGGGATGAGACCGTGGCGTTCTGGGAAGCGGATAACGATTGTGAATGGATGTTCTCCTACATGATTGGTAATGATGGTTTCCTCCACTTTAAAGGCAATGTGTATCTGCCGCAGGATATTAAAGAAGAATTACCAGCGTGCATCGATACAGACAAGAAGCTGAAAGAAGTAATCAACTTTATCGCTAAAGAGTTTATCAGCAAGAAGTAATGTCTAATTTGGCGGGTACTATTCCCGCCGATTTAAACGGAATACAGACAATGTTCAATATTATGACTCGTAAATTTGGTGAGATGACTTTCGAGAAAGCTGGTGTTGCTCGTACCGAAGAAGAAGCAATGGCCTTAGTTCTGGTAGCACTGAGATCATCAACTGAGATTATCGACGCTGAATATGTAGCCGCAGAAGGTGAGATTAACGAGGTTAAAGCGGTGGCTAAGGAATTAGGTGTTAAAGGTTTCCGTAAGCTGAGACTATCCCGCGAGTCATATGTAATTGGTAAGCAAGGACAATACCTAGATGAGAATACCGTGATTATTCTACTGAATAAGATCACCCGCTACGGTTGGAAGATTGAGCAATATAAAACGTGTTTCGAATTATACGAAAAAGGTTTGCTGGATACTCTGACCATCGTTCGCGCTTAATTAATTTCTAATTTGGTGGGTGTAATTCCCACCGCTTTTTAAATGGAGAATCAAACATGTTAGCTTTTATCTCATTCGTGGGAGGTAGTCTCACAACCATGATTAGTCTTTCTTATATTGTCGTTAGTATGGGGTGAGCAATGAAACAATTTCATGATGGCATTTCATCTAAGACATTCAAGAAAGAATATTCGCTGTGTATTAACTGGATTGATTTGATTGGTGCGGTTGTGTTTGGTCTGATTATTAGCATTAACTTTTAATGATATAAATATATCGTAATTCAAACAACAAGAGGAAATTCTACTATGAAAAAGATTATCGCTGGTGTTGTTCTTGCTCTGGGTTTGGTTGGTGCTGCGAATGCTAATACCTATACCTATTATGTGTGCAATTCCTACTTCGAATATAAAGGAGATGATACACGCTACCTGAGTGATGGCGATCGTTATTATCATGCGCCGTCTGGCAAATACCGTGGTTTTATCGGTGTAAAGGTTCGAGTGAATGATGATAATAGTCAATTTGCTTTCAACGATCCGGTATTTGATAAAACAATCAAAAGCCCAAAACTGAAAGAAGATAAGAACGAGAAAGAAGAATATTATGGTTCCGAAGATGGTAAATCCTACATCAAATATCTGCATTCTGTAGATGGTGCGCCTATATTTGATGTTAAAAAAGGTGATACGTCTTATTCCCTGATTAGCTGCCGTGAAATTCTTTAATCTTTAATCACCTAGCCCCTATCGTTATAATACGCGGTAGGGGCGTTTTTGTTTGGAAATGGTATGAAAACTAAACTGTATTCGTATATTCGCTTCTCGTCTATGCGTCAGAATGATGGTTCGAGTTATGAACGACAAATCAGGATGGCTAGAGAGATTGCGGTAAAGTATGACCTTGAACTGGTAAATGATTATCAGGATCTGGGTGTATCTGCGTTTAAGGGTGCTAACTCCAAAACAGGGGCGCTATCTCGTTTCCTTGATGCAATAGGTAGATCCGTTCCTGTTGGTAGCTGGCTATTCATCGAAAACTTGGACCGTTTATCCCGTGCCGATATTGTCAGTGCGCAGGAGTTATTCCTTTCAATCATCCGTAGGGGGATAACCATTGTTACTGGCATGGATAACAAGATCTACTCGCTGGATACTGTTACCGCTAACCCGATGGACCTGATGTTCTCCATCCTTTTATTCATCCGTGGTAATGAGGAAAGCCAGACTAAGCGCAATCGTACTAACTCAAGCGCACTGATTAAGATTAAAGCTCATCAAGAAAATCCACAAAATCCGGCTGTTGCAATCGAGGAAATTGGAAAGAATATGTGGTGGACTGATACCACATCTGGTTATGTGCTTCCTCATCCGGTCTTCTTCCCTATTGTTCAGGAAGTTGTGGAATTACGCAGGAATGGACGGTCAACCGCCGAGATACTGGATCACCTTAACGCGACATACACACCACCACCAGCCGCAAGTCACAAGAGGCATTCAAACTGGTCACGGGCAATGATTGAAAGGTTGTTCCATACCCGCGCTTTGATTGGTATCAAGGAAATCTCTGTAGATGGCGTTAAGTATGAGTTAAAGGATTATTATCCTCGTGTGCTAGATGACGCTGAGTTTTATCACCTTAAGAAAAGCATTGGTGTTAGAGCATGTAACTTTGGAGACAAAGAAGAAGTTAAACCTATTCCCTTGCTTAGTGGTGTTGGTCTATTGAAATGTGAACATTGCGGTTCCGCTATGGTTAAGGTGAAAGGAACAAACAGACGGCCTAACCAATATCGTTATTCATGCGATGCAATGCGCTCTAGTCGTATTGAATGTGTGCATACAAACTGGAGTTTTCGCGGCGACCAATTAGAGAAAGCTGTATTGCAATTGCTGGCTGATAAAATCTGGATTGCTGAAGATAAGGCTAATCCGGTTCCGGCTTTGAAAGTACAGATTGATGAAATATCACGCAAGATTGATAACCTGATTACCCTTTCTGCTATGACAGGAGCAACGAAGGAGCTAGCCGATCAGATTACTACCCTCAATAGCGAGCGTGAAACACTCTACAATCAAATTAAGATGGCAGAAGAGGAAATGTATTCTGTTGACTCTCAAGGCTGGGAGAAGCTCGTAGAATTTGATTTAGAAGATGTTTACAACGAGGATCGCATTAAGGTCCGGTTTAAGATTAAGCAAGCTCTAAAACGGATCGGGTGTAGCAGGATTGACAAGTACAAAAACTTGTTTGTACTGGAATACATCGATGGCAAGACCCAGAGAGTTGTAATAGAAAATTCAAGAGGACCGAGGAAAGGCCGGATCTTCGTTGATTTGAAGACTATCAATGATAGGCAGATTCTGGAGAGTAACGGGCTTGTTCTGCATCCATGTTTAGACATGCTGACAGATAAGAACTGGAAACCAGAAGAAGAAATACCAGGTCCATTACAAGAATTTGGAATTTAAGCTAATGAAGATGATTAAGATTTTAGGTTTGATTTTATCTATGAATTCTTGCTTGGCATTGGCAACCGTAGACCAAGAAATGCGTAGACCGCTAACCTATAGAGAAGATGCTTTCATTGATGGAGCACATAAGACATTGAAATTGCTATGTCAAAAGACCACCAGTAATTACGGTGAATACAGAAAATGTTATGAGGAATCACTAGACATTTATTCTGATGAGGTGAGAAAGATTTTCATAGAACAAGAAAATAAATCATAGGCGGCCTAAATCGCCGTATAACGAACCAAACGCTTTAAGGGGTACATCCGTACCCCTTTTTAATTTAATTGCGTTAGAGAGTCTATAATTGGCTTAAATCAAACTCTAGGTCTTCCGGTTCTTTCATTACTTCAACCAGAGACGGATCTACTTCGTCAAAAACGACTTTATCGTCTGCGGTATATTTGTCTATAATGAAAAAATGGTCAGAAATATAGCTAACGTCGCCAGCATATTCTAACAAAAAAGCGCCCACCAGAGGCGCTTTTGTTTTATCCATTCCACCGTGATTTTTTTGATCTGGAATCGATATGCGTAAATGTTTTATATTTTCCTAAGCCGTATTGAGTAGGATATTTCCCATCAAGATAAGCATGAACAATATCAGGTGAGACACCCTTGATAACAATGTCAGCCGCACGGCCTCGAACGTGATAGCTATTGGCTGCCCCGCCTACATTCTTGTTATGAGTCGGGCAACGGTTGCCACTGTTAATAATCACTGGTTTACCGAAGTGCTCTCGTACATCCTCAAGAATTACCAGTAATTCAGCGTCGATTGTATCATAATCACATTTTCCGCATTTACATTTAAATTCCTTGCGAGAAAAATGTTTGCTTAACATATTACCCCCTTAGATCATTTCGAAGATATAACCAATAAAGCGCATACCCTTGATATAATAAGGAGCAGTACCTACACACACCGCGCGTGCATCGCCCAGACAATTAAAGCTATAAGGATTAACTACATCGACTTCTTGCCCGACACGAAAACGATACTTAGGACGTTTAGCCAATGTAGCGACACAAAACACGGTCCCTTTTTCATGATCGCGGATACATTCTTTATATTGTTTATGTTTAACTCTCTTCGCCTCAAAATCATAGGTCATTGATTCTGGGCTAATGCCATTAATAAAAATACCGGAAAGCTGATCGACCGGATAAGTAGGAAATTCAGTGAAAATATTTTTAGCCATGTTATACCCCCATAAGATTCTATGAGGGTATTTATTGATTAAACGTATTTCATGCGCGATTTAATGTGCTTATTGATGTTTTCAAGCATCATTGCTTCGTTGCTTTCCCACGATCCTAGCGTCGAATAACGAGTAGAAATTTTATCCGATTTAACGGCAACGATTCGCTTACTCTGTTTCTGTATGCGTTTCTCTAAGCGACGTTTTGCCACCGCCGATCCATTCTTAGCGCGTTTGGTTCGGGATTTCTTAGGCTTGTACTTCTTCATGATAAAAGTCCCTTCCTGGTTCTCTACCTTGATGAAGTTGCCATTTTCGATGTTACGCATCATCTTACCGCCTTTGATGGCCTTAATGTTCCCGTGGGCGTCTAAGACCTTACCGTTGGCGATTGGAACTAGCTTATTGATTTTGCCCCCATCGAAATAGTGTTTCAGATAGTCATCCTGACTGCCGATCTTCTTGTCCTTATCCCTTGCGCCCTTGATGAAGATTTGGTGTCTCGTCCCTGATCGGTTCTTGTAGTTGGTATTACCTACAGCTTGCTGAGTCCAGCGAGTAGGTCTATCAACATTCTTGTTAATCTTCTTCTGGAGTGCTCTGGAAGCAAAGATCGCCCCTTCCCCTAGTGCCCTTTCGAATGTATCGGTTGCCTTTTCAGACCATTGCCGTAACGCTTTCTTAGTCCTTAGAGCGTTTCGTTTATTGGTACTGGTTGCCATGTTAGCCCCCTAATAACGAAAAGACCCCCGCCAGTGTCCTTAGCAATTGTTCATCCACGGTCATAGCCGGGAGTTCAAGCCCAAAGGACGTTAGCAGAGGTCTAATAGCTACGTTATAAGTGAGGGCGACAATCAAGAGATAACCAAAATATTTCTTAAGTTTATTCTTCATATATTCACCCCTTTATTATTATTTTTGTTTGAGTATGTCGAGAACTTGGTCAAATTTGGCGTCCATCGCAACCACTTTCTTCTCTATACCGTGTAGTGTTTGTTCCATTTGGTAAACACGTTCAGCAATCTGAGTATGGTTGTTCTGCATCGTCTCAAACTTCTGGTTTAACAATGCGTCGCTGGATTCCAATTTCGACAATCTATTTTCAGTTGCTAATTGATTTCGGTGAAGTCTCCAAAGACCACCGCAAATTAAGGCGATAACACCGATACCGCCATATATAATTTCAGTCATTACGCCCCCGATATTTTTATAATTTCATGGCAGAATTATTTAGATAAAAATAATCCCGCCTAACTCAAAAGAATTAAGCGGGATTAATTATTAAAATTAAATTTTTAAGAAACAGTAATACCCGTAGTGGCTTTTTTAGTTACCATTACAGTTAAATCACTGATCCATGTGCTAGGCGTCCAGTTGTTGATTGCGCTTGATTGCACTTCAAAGGTCAAGGTCACAGCACCTTTACCCGCTGGCATATCAATAACACCAGAGTAAAGACCAGTATTACCGCCATACGCCCTATTATACAACTCTGACCCATTCTTACGAACAATCAGGCGACAGGTGTCGTAATAGGTATTATTGTTCGATCCTTCACGCGCTCGCAATCCACCAAAACTAATTGCCGGAATAACGATTTGACGGTCGAACTTGTGATCATCTTCAACGCGAACAGTGACCGTACCCTGTGGATAGCCAGCATAACCATTATCAACGTTAACATCACGGTGCGGGAACTTACGACCAATCACCTTAACGAAATCACCCTTAACCTGAGTAGCTTCAAGCATCCCCTTAATAACACAGCTAGAGTTAATCGTGACGTTGTTCAGAGTACCAGAATCAGCCGTGATATTACCTTTAACGGTAGCGTTCATGAACGTAGCGGACCCGTTCTTGTTGATATGCCATCCGGTAGATCCGTTCCAGTTGGAAGACTGGATATAGTTACCAATTTTGGCATTATCAATAGCACCGTTTACGATCTTGGCGTTAGTGATTGCCCCGTCCTGAATCTTCGCGCTGTTAATTGCAGCATTGCCGATCTTAGCGGTAGTAATTGCCGCATCATTAATCTGGGCTGTACCAATTGCAGCATTACGAATCATCGCATTATCGAGATAAACCTTGTTACCTTCGATACCAAACGGGCAAACATCGGTCCCGTTCTGCGGAGCTACAGCAATTTTATCAGCCGTAAAGATGATTTTAGTCGGTTGTGCCGGATCGTTAGTTGCGCTCATGTGAATGCCAGCCACGCGACCATCTGCATTAACTGCTAGATTGTATTTGCTGTTAATGGTTCCCTTCAAAGCATCGATCTTAACGTCCGCTTCCTGATTCACACCAGCAATCTTGCCATCCATTTCTACCCGAACTTGGTCAATCTTACTTGCGCTTGCTGCTTCACTGGTAGCAATAGCTTGTTTCAGGGTTGTAGCGGAGGCGCTAACTTCTTTGGTGATATCGCCTTTCAGTTCAGCTTTAACCTGATCAATCTTAGTTGAACTTGCCTTATCACCAGAAGCAATCAGACTCTTTAAAGTATCGGCTGAGGCTTGAACAGTTTTACCCGTCTCGGTAGTGATTTGCTTATGCATTGCATCAATTTTAGCATCGGCATTAGCGCCAGCTTGAGCAATAGCATCCGCGATGGTTTCATCTAAGCGATCTTGTAAACCAATAAGGTCTTCCAGTGCTTCTTTGTCCTGATCGTCCCAACTAATCGTAGACTTCATAGACATGAAATACGGTTCAGACCAAACAGCATCATCCATACCGAAAATATCGTAGTGAGCACCACGGATATAATAATCACCGTCTGCAATATCAAAGGAAGTATGGCTAACACTATTCGTGCTTACTGCCCTTGCATCTGAGAAAGTGTTATCGGTTGCATACTGGATGATTGACCCTGCATAGTCATGTTCTACGTCATCTGCCCAGCTAACAAACGCAGTATTAAAGCCACCACGCGCACTAAAACCTTTCATTGGCTTATGTTGTGGGTTGATAGCCACTAAACGCGCTGGGGCGCTCTCTGAGTTGTTATAGCCCTTAGCTGATACTTCTACCGTCAGTTGACGCGAAAGGCCGTTAAATTGGTTCATATCAAGCGTATAAGTCCATGATTCAGGATCGCGGGTACGGTACTGAATAGACTTACCAGCCTTGTTAGTCACCTTGATAATGTATGCTTCAAACAGGTCACTAAACTTGTTAGTTTCACCGTTGATCTCAACATCTAATTGTTGCTGATTTTCCCATTCGATAATCAGATCATTGCCTTCGAAAGTTCCTGGCGTGCTACCCTGATTTTTGATTCGAATAACCGGAGTCGGCAATTCATAGGTAACGGTAGGATTCTGGTTAACCAGTTCTACCCAATCGGATCTCGCGATGATACCGAAAGCACAAACTCGGTAATCGTAGGAACGATCTTTTGCCAGTGCATTGACACTGAAAATTTGCTGTGAAGTCTGTCCCAACTTAATCCAGTTAGGTGATCCGCTTACACGGTAATCAATCTGGAAGCCGTAGCGGTTAAAATCTTCCGGTGCATCCCATGTCAAAGTAACGTTTTTACCGTAAATCGTCTCGCCAGTTGCCTTAATTCTGAAATTAGTAGGCTTCTGTACTGTCATTGAATCCGGTAAACCACTTGGTCTATTGTCTGGGTTAGCCGCATAGTTCAGGTCAGTATAAACCTGAGAATTATATTCTGTAGCGGTGATAGTCATCATCCCAGCAATACCAGAATCAATCGAGCGATCAATTGCAGTAATACGCCATAAGGAATTATTCAGCTTCAATTCATCATAGGTTACGCTGATAACGTCCCATACTTCGGCAGTGAATGCGTCAGTAGTCATAAAGCTGATAACCTGAGTGATACGAGATTTATTTCGTTCAATGCTCGCTAGTTTATCAATCTGGTCTTTAGACTTAACGAAACGATATTCTACATCCTTAGCAATAATTCGACCATCTGCGCGAACAGTAGCATCGTTTTCAGCATCAGCCGGATAACGTAGCATTTGCTCTGAATAGTCGATTGATGGTTCCTGATACATTGCGTTAATGGTATTGAAATAACCGTTAGTGCCACCTGTTTTCAGTGATACCTTACCCATCATGATATTGTCTTCATTGAAGGTATGCTTAACAATATCAGGAGCATCCAGTTTCAGCGTAATACGTCCAAAGGATTCGAACATCACCCCGCCGAAAGTCTGCATAAGACTGGTCAAGTTCTCTTTAAAGCTGGCGTTCGGATCACATGCACCGTTTGAATGTAGGTCCATCTGGCGTACTTGTTTACGTACTTTCAGGAATGAATCAACGTTGATGTTTTCAATTGGTACTGATAAACCATATTTTTCATTTGTTAGGTAGTGGAAAATCTGGTCCACGCCGTTAGTGCTAGCCTCAATAGCATTGGTTTCAAGGTTACGAATCTTTAACCCGCAAACGTCTACTGCTACCTGGCTATTTGGCTGGAGAATATCAACACCAGCAGCAAGAGATTTGTCATCACGACGCAACACAATACACATGGTTGCAATGCCGTTACCCTTGAAAGCGTCGGTCCAGTCTGATCCTAAATGACGTTTTGCCAGCGACAAAGCGGTGTTAGGATTCTTGCCCGTGCGGAACTCGACTTCTAATACTTTACGATATTCTTCTTTAATGTTGCCCTTATCGAGAATACCATCACGGATCGTCATGTTCTTACCAACAAGAACATTTTTATTATCAATAAAGAGTGCTTTGTAATGGTCGATTTCACCCTCGGCTACAGAGAAGATTTGCACTAGCTTATTGTTTTCTTGCTTAGAAACTGCTTTGTAAACACAGTTTGTGCCAGTGCGGGTAGTACCGAAAACGACTGGTATCACCGCTTTCGGATCGTTTGATGTTCCTAGTGTCACCGCATTATCTGGGCTTTGTACTTTAGGTGTTTTTGGTGCGCCTACAGTGGAAGCGATCAAGGTCATTGCACCAGCAGCCATACCGATAGCGACTGCGGTCATAACAGAAAATGTTGCAGCAGCAGCCATCCCAGCAGACGCACCAGCAATAACCGCGCCTACCAATATTTCAAATCCCATTATTCACCCCCGAATCTATAAACTTGTTCATAGTCAATGTCTGAAACAGGAATGGTCATCCAGATACCATCTTCTTCAACGAGGCCATAACCGGAATAATGAGGAACTACGGAATAATAATTACGGTTTCCTAATTTGTGGGCTGTGACCAGTAAGTCGCCGTCCTGTAAATCATCAGTGACTAATTTGAAATGTTTCTTAATTGGTTGAAGGATGTTTGAATATCCGCTTAATTCTTTGCAGATTTTCAAGCCTTCTTCTTTAGTTGAATATTTTTTATAAAGAGAATTATATAGGTCAGTACCAGCGAGAATATCGATGATCTTACATGCAATGAGATTGCAATCATTCTCGCCTTGAACGAACTCCTGACCTATTAAAGAATTGATGTAATCGGTGATAAGCCTAGTTTTTAGCATGTTGAATACCTCCATGCTGTTATTTACTAGGCTTAGGGAGAAGGGATTATTTCTTCGATGAATGCCACTTGCTTTCGCTTTGCCACTTCCCGGCACGGGAGAAGAATAGATCGTTCTCGTTTCCAACATAGGATCGGTGGATACCATCGGAGGCATGACTACGAGCGTTTTTATCTAGAACTTCCCAGATACTATTAAGCTGAAATTCTGATTCGTTTTTACACTCATCATCTTCATGTTCGATGTTAATACCGATGGAATCGACTACCCCACGGAAAACAGGGTAAGTAGTTTCAACCTTGCCCGTGTTGGGGTTAAGGAAAACCATCTCGATTTTCACATCAGATTTATCGAATTGCTTGTTTCGAATCAGGGTAATGTATTCTTCGCGAACGTTAGAAACAGTTACGTTGATCCCGTTGTTGTTGATCTCCTTCTCTTCGGTATTCGATGAGATTTGAAGAAAATCACCCGTTGCGAGATACGTAAATCCGTTATAGTCCAGATCGAAATACCCATCTGTAAGCCGTAGAACGTCCCCTGACGCGGTTACTACTTCGATAATGTGAAACATCGATCCAGTAGAGAAAAGCTGCGGTAGAGTCAATCTAGACACATTCTGACCTGTCTGGTCGTTGTAGACCTCGATGAAGTCCAGATTAGTGCATAGTTTGCTGAATGATTCCTGAATAGTTGCCATTATACATTCTCCACTAATTCGAATTTCATCTTGCCAATCTGGGCGATCTTCCAATCGATATTTTCAGTTTTGAGAACAAATTCGCCTTCTACGTTCTGATACTTGATCACCTCACCAGCCAGGACGTTTTGACGCAAGTTAGGGAAGAGTTTCATTTCACCACCTGATTTCACGTCTTCGGTGATCGTGTAGATTTTCTTGTGGTTCTCAAACTGGATGATAGTTCCCGCTTTCAGTGTTCCGGTGAAGTTGGAGATTCTCACCTTACGCCCACCGCGAGCAGTACCAGCAGCAGCCGTAACCATCTGGCGTACATCACCTGTATATTTTGAAAAGTAAGACAGTGGCACACTAAAAGGACGACCAAAAAGGTGACGTGCTACAAATTCTTTTACTTCGTTAATATCCTGAGCCATGAAATTAGCTGTAAATTCTGCTTCATAAAAATGAATGCCAGTAAAGCGACGCTGGAACTTACCAGAAATAGATTGCGCCTTGAAGAAAGGTTGTTTTGATTTAAGAGTAAAATCTGTGATTTTAATATTCTTGGATTTGAACATAGAAAAGCCCCCATAGTTTTATGATTATTTATGACTATGGGGGCTTTTAATTACATCTTACGACGCTGTGCGTCTTCTACCGCCTGAGCAACTAACTTAGCGTGACGTTTGATAGCATCCATAACCATCTTGTCTGAGCTATTAACGTTGCCGTTAATGTTCAAAGGCGCATTAACTTCAATCGGCTGAGAGTTACCACCGCCTGATTTTTGAGCAGATAAGAAGTCTTTCAAATCACCGTTAGTACGCTGATCAACTACTCGTTCACCCTTATCAAGCAACCATGTACCCTCACGCGGGATGTTATCGATACCATCATGAGCCATACCGCTAACATTAGTAGACTTGATGTTTGCAATGTTCCCCATGTTCTGAGAAACAGCCAATGCAGCAGCAGCGATCTTTTGACCTGTGGTTACGTTGGTCGGATCGTTCCATGCATCGGTAGCAGCCGTCCACATGTTCACCGTCGCTTGTCCAATTGAGAATGCTTTATGAGCATTGAAAGCCATCTGCATAGCTTTTGTGTTTTCCTGCCCGAAGAGAGTCATTGCAGCAGCAAAACCGCCGTACATATCATCGGCTATTGACTGGCGAGCATCAGCATATTTCTTCTCAATTGCAGCCATTCGTTTTTGATGGTTTTCATTGAGTTTTTCTAATGCTTCCATCCGTTTAGCCGGATCGGTGATCCCATCAATCTTGAGTTTATCGGTTTTATAATCTTGTTCGGCTTCCGATTTCTCTTTATCGATTGCATTAAATTTAGCAAACGGATTATTTGAGTCCTGATAGTCTAAGCTATTGGTCAACTGATTGGTTTTAAAACCATCCATTCCATGCAAAGAATCTTCAATCTGCGAATAACTTTGTTCGGTATCATTCACACGACGCATATATTCTTCGTAGGAGATAGCCTTACCATCAAGTAACCGTTTATGGCTTTCTAACTCATTGTCCCTGATTTGTTGCAATTGTGTTAAAGCATTCAGAGCATCAACCGGATCAGCACCTAAAATCATCTTGTATACGTTTTCAGTATTCTGATCGATTAAGGATTGGCGTTTCGCGGCTGCGTCTTGCTGAGAGATTAAGCCCAGATCTAAAGCAGTATCCAAATCTTTCAAGCTGGCTTCTAACTGCTTGTTTTGAGAAGCAATAGACGCTGCAACTTGCCCTTGCAATTTAACATCAAGTGCATTCAGGCGCTTGATTGCATCCTCACGTTCTTTCTGTGCTTTTTCTGCGGCTTCCTTAGCCTTTTTAGCTGCCTCTTCCGCTTTCTTGCGTGCTTCTTCCTCGGCTTTCTTCTCGTTGCCAGATTTACCCAATGATTCTGGTCTTACTGGTTTATTTGGTAGAGTTAAATCAGTGTTAGGATCTGCCTTGCGTGTCAGATGTTCACCAGCATCTACGACAATCAGAGCACCATTTTTCTTATAAGACCCACCAAAACGTTTCTTAAATCCTTCTACATCAAAGCCAGCAGTACGAGGATCGACACCAGCACCACGGATCGCGGCCTTTTCCCAATCTGCTAGATTATTCCAACGCTTTTCTTTATTGTACTTGTCAATAATCTTTTGAGCGTCTTTATGGTTGGCGTTAAGAATACCGCCAGTTGCGGTCTTGCCTTCTTTATTCAGTCGATCTAATGCCCTGAATAGAGAACTCTTTTCCCAATCAATATTAAACCAGTCAAATAACCAGTTTAAACTATCAACCAGCGGACCAGAAATGGTCATACCGACACCTTTCAGATTATTTTCCAGCTTATTGATATTTTGAGAAAATTTATCATATTTTTTAGCGTTTTCTTCGGTGACGTTAACAGATTGATTCTGAATAGCGATCATCGCCTCTTGAGCACTATTATATTTCTCAAGCTGGCTGGTCATATGGCTTGAATCACTGGCTAAAGATTCCATCATGAACTTGATTTCAGCCATTGATTTTCCGGCTTTCTTCATGTCATAGAACACTTGGATCGCCGCTTTCATACCACCTTGCGGATCTGTCATGAAGTGAGCATAGTTTTCTAACTTAAGACCAACCGATTCTAAGTCATCAGCAATACCACCACCGTTAGCCCATGCATCACCCATCTTATCTAAGGTGTCTTTGTTGATATCACCGAATTTTTCAACTGTTAGGCCAGTACCAGAAAATTCCTTTTCTAGTCTTTGAAGGGATTCAATCGAGAGTCCGGTCGCCTTAGATACTTCTGAATACTGTTTAACGTATTCCGCACCAGCTTTAGCGGCTGCAACCACTGCGGTCGCAACTAAGCCGATACCACCAGCAGCCAAACCAGCAGAGCCAGCGATCCCACGAAGAGATCCAGTCAAACCAGACAAGCCACCACCAAAATCAATACCACTTGCCTTTTCAGACAAACTATCGAGAAGGTCGGCGGCTTCACTGGTACTTCTCCTTAGACCTTTATTATCCCCTTCTATTGTTACTATATGTTTTGTCATAAATTACCCCGTTTGTGCGCTTCTGAGTTTCTCAAGCAAAGATGGATCGAACATGCTCAATGTTGCAGCTTTACGTTCTTCTTCTTTCTTGCGTGCAAGTTCTTCCAGTTCTTCTTTAGTTTTAAAGAGTTTTTCTTCTCTAATTAATTGGAATTGGCTAGGCTTGAGTTTCTTTGCAGTTTCACGAGTCATTCCTTGCGACGTCATATACATGGAATATTGCAACATCGCATTCTGCATATCATGAAACGCGGGGCTTTGTGGTTCTAAGTAGGTGTCGAAAATGTATAATTTCCAAAACAGAGTGATTGGCATATTATCCATTTCATCTTTACTAAGCCCCGATCGCATCATTTGCCGAAAATAGAAATTCAGAAGCGGGTTTACTTTACCTCGTTTTCAATTACTGCCGGATCTTGCATCAATGATGCTTGAGCAACCAAACCGATTAATTCACTGCGGACGTTAGTATACAGTGCCTTAACTTGTTCCATAGATTCAAATACCGGTTTACCGTCTTCATCTTCAATACAACGAAGAATCGAACGTTCATCACGGTCTTCTTTATCAGTATTGAAAACATGTTCGTTAAATTCTTTTACTGACATAGGGCGAGCATAGAACGTGAATCCGCCGATGGTCAGAGATTCACGTTTCGGAGAAAGAGCTTTCAGCATTTCATTAATATTCATTCTTGTTTCCTCTTAAGTTAATTCGATATGTTTATTTAGAATTTAAGAGATTTTCAAAGTCTGCTTAGTGCCAGTCTTCTTAATGTTGGTAAGGAAAGCAGCCGGAGGATTGCTTAACCAATAGTAATGAAAACCACTTTGCATACTGTTATAAAGAACAGTGACAGCAGCACCACCCAAATTAACGGTTATATTCCCCGCTCTACCGTTCTGGAGATATACAGCCATAGTAGGAGTACCGCCATTGAATTGACCAACGATAACGCCAATCAGACGCCCTACGCCCACGTTTTCGGGGTTCTCCATAGATCCTTTACCGCGCATGTCAGTTACTGGATAGTTTGAAGCAGTTACACCCCAGTTATTACCCAATGAAGTAGACCACGCAGCAGTAGCTACAACCGTATCCATACCACGACCACACATCGCACTCATGTTAGCTGGGCGACTAACCTTTAATGCGTTCATTGCTGCGCTCATCCATCGTTGACCAGTTACAGAAACAGCAGATGACCCGACCCAGCCAGGCTTATTAACGACATTCGCCATTTTGATTACTCCAATAAAAAAGCCCCACCATTAAGGCAGGGCTTATAATTAATCTTTAGCCTTGCGGCTTCGTTTAGCTGTGGCTTTCGCCGTAACTTCTTCTACTTCTGGAATCACCACCGCTTCATGTTCCGGCTGTGGTTCCGGTTCGGGAAGTTCTTCGTTAGTTCATCCGGCAGTGAAGATTTGCTGTTTCAGCGGAGCACCATCCACCGCGAAGGTAAACTCTTTGGTTACAACTTCTTCATCGCCACCGTTCATAGCAACTTTAGAAATGAAGCCGTTGAAAGCGGTGCGAATACCAGTCTGTTTTGCTGCGTCAACGTAATATTCTACTTTAATCTGAATACGAGTACCGTCTTCGGCAGCTTTGATCAGTTTTTCATGTACCGCATCACCTGGGATGTAGTTAACGGTCAGAGTCAGATCAGGAACGTTCAGTTTACCTACCAGTTTACGGTTATACTGAGAAGAGAAGGATTTAACTTCTACAGTACCGCGCTCGATACCAGTTTCAGGAAAACCAGCACACTCTTTAATTTCTTCGTAGCTTTCGTGGTCGAGAGCGGTATTAGTGGTGTCGGCGTGATAGAACAGACTTACCAGACCACCAGTAAAAATATCTTTAAATTGCTGAGACATAGAATTACCCCTTAATTAAAATTGTTATTACGGGGGAACTAGTCCCCCGACTTTTATTATTTAGTTGCTTTCAGTTCGGCAATCTCTTTATGTAATGCTTCGATCTGCGCTTTATATTTGGCGTCCATTTCCTGCATAGCCTTGATGATTAAAGCATTGACAGCAGAGTTAGAAATAGTCTTGATTGCTTCTGGATGTTCTGGATCTTCTGTGGATTGAATACCTACCGCTTCCGGCAATACTTTTTCCAGATCCTGAGCAATAATGCCTACTTCGCGTTTAATCACTGTGTCATCGGAAAGAGATTTAACTTTATCGTAGGTGTAGACTTTCAGGGAGTTTACTTTCTCTAATGCGCCGTCCTGTAATTCTTCCTTGTTAATTTTCAGACGAGAGTCAGAGCGAATGTAAACATCGTTAAAGCTACCGTTGCGACCTGCGGTAAAATCACCAGCAGCGTTAAAGTCAAAGTTAGTATCATGAACATGGAGACGCACAAGAGCGTTACCGATAGTACCACTAGGAACATGCACACCCATTGCTGCAATGTGATATTTACCCCAATGTGTCGCTTTCCAGATGTTATGAGCGGAATCGGTTGATCGAGGACACCCAACCATAAGGCCAGCAGCACGGTCACGCCAGCTAGCCCAACTACCGCCAGCAACTTCACCACGAATCAGGCCATTACCGCCTCCGGTTACAGTACCAGATTCCAACTGGATCATCTTATCCGCAAGTTTCCACGTCTGGGCTTGTTTCTGACCACGGAAGCGAATAACACCAGCATCATCGGAATACATCAAACCTAGTTCTAATCCAGTTGGATCTCTAAACCAGATATGCTTATTACCAGTGCGACGAAATTCAATATCAGCACCGTTCAAAAGAATATTGCCGCCAGTGTGAATTGCTTGAGGCTTAACAGTACCGTTGATAGCAAACTCAATTGCCGTAGTACCCGGACCGCCCGGACGTTGGGTATACCAATGCCAACCGCTTTCATCAGCACATTCAAATACTTGTTTACGAGCATCAGCGCCCCATGCACGAATATTGAAACTAGAAGTAGCTGTACCCTTACCCCACGTTAATTTTCCTTCGGTAGTTAAATCCCCTCGGAAATGAGCAAGCAAACCGCCAGATCCGTTACGTTCAGTGGTAAAGTGAGTTCCGCTAGTGTCCTGGAATTGCAAAACGTTATATCGATCGGCATTACTATTCCCCCAATGGTTAATCGTGAAAGAATCCATCGACTGATTTCCACCAGCAGAGAACGTAAGCAAACCTTTCTCTAAGAATACGTTATTACTAAAGCGAGCAGCACGGCTATCTCTTTCAAGAACTAATGCACCTTCGTTACCATCACCACCTAAAGTAACTTTACCGTTAGTTAAATCGTAAATGAACGGACGGTTGCCGTTCCAGCCACCAAAACGATCATTTTCAGCAGTAGATAACAAATATACTTTAGTGCCATCATTACGCCAGAATGCACCGTAATTACCGTAAATCATACGGAATGCATCTGAGTTAGCGGAATAATATTGTCCGTTAGAGTAAACAATTTTTGTTGCGCCAACATTCAGAGAGATCTGACCGTTAGTTTCTAATGCAAATTTGTTACTTCCTACATCGCTATATATCTGCAATGCGTTAGTATCAGCGTCACCATAACCGATCCAGCCTTGACGGGTAATATTACCACTACGGTTATCTTGGAATGTAATATGGTTAGATTGTCCAGCAGGACGACGCAAAGTTAATGCATTACTACCACCGTTTAATTCCATACGTCCAGTAGTCACGTTGCCTTTATATGGACCAGCAACAGAGCCAGTAGAATCAATCTGAAAAACATCAGTAGAATCGGTAACACCAGTAGCTAAACGATATGAACTACCGTTAACAACTTCATGCCAGATGGTCTCTACCGCTTGACTACGGAATTTACGCAGATATTTTTTGTTACGGTCCTGTGCGGCGCTCAAACTCACAATATCGTAAGTTGCTTGTGAGTTATTATCAAAGGACAGAGTACCGCGTTTATTTTCAGTATTAAACAAGGTAATAACACGACCTTCGTTAACACCAGTAGACGGCTTAACGAGAGTTAATTCAGGTGTATCATACACATTTAAAGTCACATCAGCACTTTTACCGTACTCTACAGTAACTTTATCGGTGTATTTGCGATATTTCACATAGATATCATAGTTATCACCCGAAGTATTAACCGCAAAGGTTTCAAACTCGTTATTAGTATTACGACGATAAGCAACAACGTTTACACCTTTCGGATTTCCATTACCGGAACGGATAACAATTTCTACAATATCACACTGATCAGGACTATTAACGTTATAACCATTTCCACCGAAAATACGGATGAAAAAGCCTCGACCCCCTTGTGGAATTGTTGCCGTTGCCAGTTTAAAGTAACCAGCCGCATTTTCACCAGTTGACATATGAACGGGTTTAGTGAACATCTGATCAACTTCGGCTTTACTATACACACCCAATTCAGTAGGAGTCGGCTTATCACCTTCATGATACATGCGGTAGCTGAATCGCTTATTACCATCTTTATCAAAGCCATAGGTTTTAACTTGAGATGAGCTAGACCCATAGTGGAACTCAAAACCGCGACCGTGGGCTTTACCGCCAGAATGAGGAATGTTAAGGATTAAGTTACCCCAACCTTCGGCATTGTTCGGACGAAACGCACCAAAATAATCAAGGTTACGTGCGCCAGCATCATCAAAATAGTTAGCGGTCTTGCTTAACAAATACCCGTGATGGTAAGTGTTGGTATTCTTCTTGATGTAAGCAGCATCGGCACTACCTTCAATCGAATCAATTCGCTGATTAGCTGCGGCAATTGCGGCATCGGCACTGGCCTTGTTATTTGCAACAGTTCTTTCAATGGCTGTCTTATTCGCAGAGACCGTACTAGTAAGATTGGTGATCTTCGTGTCCGCATCTTTCTTATTATCCGCTACCGTCTTTTCTATTGCTGATTTATTTGCTGCGACAGTATTCGTTAAGTTGGTAACGTTGGTATTCGTCTGATCAACTCGCGCATTAATATCTGTCTTGTTCTTGTTAATTGTCGCGTTGATAGTATCGCGGGTTGAAGTAATAGTCTGATTCAGTTCAGTCTTAGCAGCCGCCAGAGCGTTAGCCGCTTCGGTTTTATTGTTACCTACTGTGGTAGTCAAAGCATCAATTCGTTTGTTGGCTGCGGTATCGCCAGCAGTGATTGAAGCATTGAGGGTATCACGGGTAGAAGTGATAGTCTGATTAAGTTCAGCTTTAGCACTAGCCAGATTATCAGCAGCTTCTTTCTTATTTGCTGCAATAACACGGTCAGTGCTAGTTTTGTTATTGTCTACTTTCGTATTCAGTTCAGCGTGTTTTTCTGGAGAAACACTAATTTGAACTACATTATTATTTTTGTCTTTGGTGTAAATCACATGGTCCGCCAGTTGTAAGGCGATCTCACCCTGTGATAATTGTTCCGGCGTTGGTTTTTTACCAGCCGTCTGTGTGCGTTTAAATTGGATCGACTGCATCGAATCACCTCACTATAAAACAGGAATAAGGGAGGCGTTAACCTCCCAACGTTCATGTTTTATTTAGGAAGTGAATCAATACTCCCCGAAATCGATCCGGTCAGTCTTAGCTACTGCGCCAATTTCGCTAGGTGTCGGTTTCTCATTGGTGGAATATACCTTGATCCATTCAGAGCGTCCGTTTTCCTGAATATTTCGGACGCGTAAACGTGGTGCGCCGGAAGTATTACAGGTTAATTGCCATGCGCCATGCTCATTGGCTTGAAGGTGAATTAATGCTGTGTCGGTTGAATATGGATTACCGCTAGCAGTTCCCTTGTAAGTTACGAAACGGTTTCCGGCTAATGCCTCGCTATCAATTGGACCCGTGAATGGATTTACACCAGCACCCAAACCAAAATCACCCTGACGTAAGATCCGGCCTTCGGTAGCAATACCCCTTGCCAGAATCCCGCCATCTGGTTCAAGTTTAAATTCCAGTGTTACAGCTTTGTTATCACTACCACGGGTTTTATGTGATGTGACGTAAGCATCGAATATACAAAAGTACCCTGTGTTAGCAGCACTATAGCCAGAGTTCACAACATAGAACATACGGAAGCGTAAAGGTGTTTTATCCTCTACCGCTTTCATCAACATTGCTTGATGTTCATCGTCAAGAACACGGTTTAATGTGAGTGTTGTCGGTTCCAGTCTACGATAACCAGCAAGTTTCCCCGTAGCGTCCTGATCGTACTCTTCCAGAGTTTCTATCTCTGTGGATTCGGTTAGCGTAGGGAATGCTGCGATGTTCTCCATAGAACTAAAGCTAGGATCGAAAAAGTCGACCTGATTGTCTATCTGGTTAGAGATCGACACTTCAACATGTGATCCAGTGAAAATATCTAAGTTATCTTGTGTAATATTCATTATTACCCCTTAAAAACGCGCTAGATAAGAAAATTTAAGGCTAAGTGTCCCAACGATACCCCCATCACTAGAATCATCGTCATAATCGGTATTAGAAGCTACTGGAGTGATATCTGAAATAGAGAAGCCCAAATCTTTAAAACGTGGATTATCCGGCTGAATCTGGATTATCTGGCAAATACCCTCATGAATTTTGGTTTCATGATTCTGAGAATACAACTGCATTTCGATAACGCATTCAGCTTGCATTGCATTACCACCACGGACCCTATTGTAAGTCTCATTCATTCCGGTAATCCAACAAACCACATCATCACTAAAGCCTTGCTGAGTTTGTTCTACGTTTAAAGCCAGACCTAAATCTTGTTCGATAATATCCTGCAAGGCGCGTTTGATTTTCAGTCTAGGCATATTATTAACGGTAGCGAGCATGTGTACCCCCTGCACGAGCAATAAAGCAATCAGAAGTATTATCACCATTGCGCTTAACGTATTGAACTTTGAAGCGTTCACCGTCTACAATGACAACATCACCCTGATTTAAGTCTCCCTCACGACAAAATAGAAATTCTGATTCTGTAATTACCCCTTGTTCGTCGGTAGTAGTAATTTCATGGTAAGCACGAATTGATTTACCACCTTCCACCACAAATACAGGAGCACTCTTAAACATTCTTGATAATTGTGATTCTGATAATTTGAACATAGTTACCCCCTTTATGGAGTATTTACATACAAAAAAGCCCCACCGTTAGGCAGGGCTAATTATTATTTTGCTTTAGTCTTACGTTCTTTTTTAACTGTGGCTTTCGCCGTAACCTCTTGAACTTCTTCTTCCTGAGATGGAATCAGATTTTCTTCCCCCAAATCGGGGGAAGGTTCAGAAGGTTCTACGTTAGTTCATTCAGAGACGTGAAGAACTTTCAGAGCTTCCGGCTGGGTAACTACATAATCCAGATCTACCCAGATACGCGGAACAATTGCGGACTGTGCGCGGTAGGTAGTGTCGTCAATGTCCAGTTCCAGACCGCCCCATTCACCGATGGTAATAGCGGAGAAGTCACCCAGAACGATGTGGTCTACCGGAATAACACCAGAAGTAACTACGTCGTAACCAGCCAGTTTACCGTTTTCGATGATATAACCGGAAACACCGTTATCTTTCAGGGTAGATTCCAGTTCAGCAGCAGTTGCACCGCTCATCGCAAACTTGATCGCCTGAGCAGGAACGCCAGCGTCGGTCAGTTTAGCAATTTCTTTCAGGAAGTCTTTGTAAGAGAAAGCAGCTTTCTTCTCAACACGGCTTGCATCAACCAGTTGCTTAATCACACCAGCCGGACCACGAGCATTTTCTTTATCAGACAGAATCAGTTGTTCCAGTTTGACACGAACAGCTTGGTTAATGTGATCAGTGATCAGGGTAGCGATGCCCGGAACGGTTTTCAGAGACTGACGGCTGATCGGGTTGCCACCAGCAAAAGTTTTCGGAGCCATTTTCACGTTTGCAAATTCAGCTTTACCTTCCGGTGCAGCACCGTTTTCATCAACGAAGCCGAAAGATTCAACGCTGGAAGCGGTCATTTTCGGAATAGCAGTCGGAGAAGTCAGACCAGACAGGACTTTCACACCCAGACGACCCAGAACGGATTCCGGCATCAGCATCGCTACATAGGAATCATTCAGCAGTTTTTCGTCGGTTACAGCGGTCAGAGTAGCTTTGGTGTTACCATCAGCAGCAGCACGCATAGCAGCAGTCGGAACGAATACAGAGCCACCGCGAGCAGCACGACCACGCTGCATAGTTGCAGTAGCAGCCATTGCAGAAAACTCGGCTTCGTTAGCACCCAGAGCTTCACCATCTACCAGAGAGCGAATTACGTTGTTCAGGTCAAAAGTTTTTTCCATTTTAGAGTCCTTAATTTGTTGTTCGTTAATACGTTGAGCATTGGTAATGTTATTTAGTGCCTTAGTGCGGAATGCTTCCGGCGTCATATCTTTAACTGCCAATGCGCGTTCTAATTCTTCGTCGTTAATATTTAGCTCGCGAGCGATCTCGCGAATTTCTAATTCGTCTTCTTCGGAACGTTCAGCCACTTCTTCGATTTTTTCTTCTTCAACCGGAGCGGCTTCACGTTCTTCTTTTACTTCTTCTGCTTCCCGAACAGTTGAACTATCATCATCAACACTTTCAGGATGTTCAGCGTCTTTTCCGTCTTCGAGATTTTCATCTTCTTTATTCTCTTCAACTTGGCGCTCTTGAGTTTCTTCTACTTCCGATTCTTTATTTTCTTCTACCGGAGTTTCTTCAACCTGAGCGGATTCTTGTTCTTCTTTGATTTCTTCAATTTGTTCTTTAGTCATATCGCGTTTAGCCTCCAAATTAACTGTGATAGTATTTAGAGAGCGATTTAAACCGACCGTATCGTCTGCGGGAACGGTGACAAATGAGAGTTCATAGGGTGCCCACTTAGTAACAATCAATTGCCCTTTGGCGTAATCGATGTGATACTCTTTAATGTCATAGCCGACCGATATTTTTTCCATCGTACCTTCAATGACTTTGTTACGAATATCATTAGCCATAGTCCCATGCTTGGAGAATTTAACCAGAGCACGACCTACGTTATCCGCATCGATTCGAGCGTTACAAACGACACCAATGTGATTATCGAAATTGTGATTGAACAGCAACGGAGCGTTATTATTCAGACGAGACAGATCAACCGCTTCCGGTGTATGTACCAGAATTTCATCTAATACCACCATTTCTTGATTTTGCTCATCCCAAAATTGGCGCTGATAAGGCTGTGTACTTGAGAAAGCAATTTCAAATTCGTATTGATCGTTATGCCCTTCATTAATAACCCCACCGTAACCGTTAAGATCGCGGCGAAATTTAAGCATTTAATCACCTTTAATTAATTGGGGGCATTGCGCCCCCGTTGGTTATTAGGGATCGGCTGGGGAATTTTTTTCTTCACCCTCACCATCAACGATAATATTTAGTGCGCTCTTTTCGGCTTGAATCTCTGAGAATACTTTTTCAGGATCATCACCACGTTCTAATATAACGGCAGTACGTGATTTAAGTCCGTTATCAATTAAAGCAATCTCGGCGCTTACGTCTTTAAATGGATCGACGGATTCAAAACGCGGACGAATAATAGTAGTGTTATCGATAATATGCGGAATTGCAGTAATACGAATCGGAACAATACCACGCGCGGAATAATGACGCAGATACGCTTCGAAAATTGGCAATACCACTGTTTCAATTAATTTGTTTTGCAGTGCTTTAACACGGTTACGCTGGGTTAGTTCCCCAAAACGCGCGGCTGAGTAGTTGATCTGGGAAGTATCACCAGTCAAGCCCTGTTTGAACACGCCTAAGCCCATTGATACGCTAGTAAACATCGCATCATTGAAGGAATTGAAATCATCACCGCTTTGCGTCGCCTGGATGCTCTTGATCGTTGCCCCTTCCGGCAATTCCTGAATAGTACCCGGTGCAAAATCCTGTACTACTTCCGGCGCTTGATATTGTTCATCCTCTTCACCAGTATCAAAATCGTCACCAGAATCTTTCGGACGTTCGATAAAGCCCATAGAGCTAGCTGCAATACGTTTCTGGACGATAGCAGTTAAGCGGAATGCGTCTTGATGTGCGATATCCTTAATCACTGGCAGGAAGTCAGTCACACCACGCAGAGATTCAGCCGCAAGTGGTTGATAATAATGGCATACTTGCGAAGCATCTACGCGATAGTTATCACCTGTGTAAGTCTGAGTCAGTAGGTTGATTTTACGAAACCAAAATGCAACAGGGCGCATTGTTTCTACGTCATACTCGATCCCCTGATAGATAGCGCGTTCTTTGCTTACTTCACGGTTGAGCGTCCAGTCGCACTTATCAGCAGACAGGATAGAAACATTTAACTCATTGTTTTCTTTGGTTAAAACTATGAAGCACTCACCACCCATAACGCGCTCACGTTCAGCCATTACCAGCAATTCACGGAAGTTAAAGCGACCGTTACGAGAGAAGCGTTTAGCATTCTGCGCCCACTTCCAGAAAGCATTCTCGATCTGCTTATTCAGTGCGCTATCAAGTTTGCCATTTGATTTAACAACTGACGGCTTCGGATCTAGACCAGTACCAACCACCATATCGGTGATGTATTGCGTGTAGCGACTACCTACGGAAGTGTTTAAGGCCAGAGTACGACCCTGGTCATAAAGGCGCTTACCGTTCGATTTGAGAGCCTTATTGAAGGTTCCTGTAATAGTGTCTTGTTGAAGTGATCCATCAATGCGATCACCGACTAAGCCCAAAGAACGTTTAGACAAATCTTTCTGGAATTTTTCTACTTGTTTGTCGATGAAAATTTTTTGTTGTTGCTGGCGGTGATTAGTTTTAACTGGAGTTTCTACCGCCTTTTTGCGTCGAAAAAGATTAAACATGATTTACCCCTTATCGCGTAAGACGTAATTTGATATTTTTAATCGGGCTAATTCCCTGTTTACGTCGTTCGGCTTGAATTAATTTAGACAGTTGACGTTCATAATCAGTCTTTAATTGCTGGAGAACACCTAATGACTCATAGGCGAAAGTATTCCCTTTCACTGTCATTTGAGATAATGCGGCCTCGTCCCCCGATAGCCTGGCGAAAATAACTTGCTCGATGGTGGCGATAGTTTCCCGCAGATGTTCTTTTTTGGATTGACGCTGAAAAATAGGTAAAACAGTTAATTCCTGCATTGATACCAGTTCATCTTCCAACGTGGTTACGATGGTATATTTACCCTCGGCAAAATCTAAGGTTTTAATCTCGTGATTAGCCGGAGTATCATCAACCTGATAAATGATACCTTTACTATTTCCTACCTGAATTGTTACACCCTCTTCATTCGCCAGCGTGATTTTTTCGCCTTTACGAATTACTAAGGGAATTAGTTCTAAACTCATAATTACCCCTTATTTAATTGTTATTGGATTAACAATATTTAGGAGTAAGCCGCCCCGAAGGACGGCGAGTTATTAGAACGATGTTACCCAGCTACGGCCTCTATTTGGGCGTCTGGCGATGTTTTGACGTTGTGGTCGTGTGATTGGCTTAGTTTCTTCTATTTTCTCGTCAGATTGCGATTTAGGAGCTTCTACGGATTCTTCTGGTTCACGGTTCAAACTATCTTTGATGGCTTCGAGTTTTTCCCATGACATTTTATTGAGTACATGGCGAGAAGCAGCATAGGAATAAGCCAGGCAGTCGAGCGCCTCGTTTCGTTGCTGACCAACTTTTACCCAACGTGTGGTATTACCCTGCCGTTTCAACTGTTCAGAAAGCAATTGCTCGCAATAGTCATCAGGAACGTCGCCAATCTGGAAAACAGTGTGAGGATCGCCATCTCTCAAGTTCCGGTTAATCATTTCACGGATCATCGTCTTAAGGTTGTTTACGCCCAGAATTTTGAGAGTAAAACCGCCCGTTCTTGTGTCTTTTACCGGAAGGATTGGTGCATCAACATTGCTTGCCCCTTTAATGGCTGTTAGGTTTTGCCATTGTGTGCAGAATCGGTAGATCACTTGCGTAGCTCGTCCGTTTGATGAGTCCACGAAAGCAGATAGCATTGGGATTCGTTGACCGGATCGGGTATAGAATTTCGCTTTCAGGAAGTTGTAAAGCTGGCTGTATGCTGGCGATTCGTGGCGTTCGCAGTTCACATCATAGAATGATCGGTGATCAACTACGCATAGCCCTTTACGAGAAATACCCAGCAAGGTAGATTCCAGACGGTCTTTTTGCTGGTCAACACCACCAACCAGAGCCAGAACATCATCGGGGATGTTGTCTAGGCTAATGTCAGTTTTCAGCGTTTCCAGTTCGTCGGCTGTGCGGTCTTCGTTAAGATCATCGAAGGTTTCACCTAAGACAGTGTTATAGAACGTTGCCAGTGACATATTCGCGTAGCTATCAGCAAAATCCACCACACACGCACGGATAGAACTAAACGGAGACATAAGGCGGTTAGCATGAAAACCGATTACTTCCGCATTAGGTTCGGTGGCGATCCATTCTCCCTTAGCAACAGCACGTAGGCGATCCCCTTCTGTCCAATCAGTTTCACATGACGGGCAACGATAAACGGCTGTATCTGGGTTAGGCAGTGATTTACCGTTAACTTGATGCCAATCGAAATGAACGTTACTCCATTCCATTACGTGTCGGTGTCCGCAATGCTGGCATGGAACATAGTATTTTCGTTTATCTGAGAGTTCGTATTGTTGGTTTATCGCCCCATCCCGCGACGTTGGAGTAGAAGCAATTACGATCCTTGCATCTTCCCCGAAAGTGGAAGCACGTTGTTCCGCTAGCTGGATCGGGTTCCCTTCGTCTGATTCGTCGCAACCATCCACCTCGTCTGCAAGGATCAACGGCAAAGTCTTACCCCGGAGATGGGATGGACTATTCAATGACATGAAATAAAGAAACGACCCATTTCTAAGCTGTATCTGCGATGTGTTATTAACGGCATTGCGATCCGATTTGTCGGTGATCATCGCCTTTAATTCTGGGGTTGCCTCTAATACTGGCTTCACCTTACCCGCGATCCATGAGTTCAATTCTCGAACGTTCGCTTGTAAAACACCTATATTGGTTGGATTGGTGGCGATCCTGTGAAAGATAATACCGTTGAGCACCATAGTTTTACCCAACTGCGCCGAGCATTTCATGACAATCTTTCGCTTATCTTCGGTAATCGCGTCCATCATCCCACGTTGGAAGTGATGCAATTTAATAAGAGATCCGGCTTTAACACCATCGGTTGCAACTACATTAGCCTCTACCCATTCACTAGGTTTCATCGCTTTAGGTGGGCGAATTGCAGCAGAAACATTTCTGAGAATCTTTTTTAATTTGGCCTTGTTCGAAATCAGTTTCATGTAATTACCCTCATTACGAAATATGAAGGTATTTATTAAATTGTTGATATTTTGATAAATACGGGTATTAAGATTTAAGGGGGTTGTATGCTAATTAATCAGCAACAAAGAGATGAAGTAGAATTAGCCTTGTCTTGTTGTACCGATCATGAATATCGTTTGCCAGTAAAACATAAGCACTTAAAGACCGATTACACAACATCTGGGTTTAGCCGTGAGGAAGCGAAAGAGATTTTAATAGAATTTTACCGTGATAATGGCTATAGAGACGTTCACAACTTCTTTAAGAAGCATAGAACATCACATACAGAGTTTCGGAGAGTCCGAGATTGGTTTGATTTTGATATCAAGCGTTATTATCGCATTGATGACGGTCCTATCTATCGTTTGCAGTGGAAGCCGATCAGAGAAGTGTTGAAGCAGACAAGGGATAATATGGCTATTACAATGCCACGTAACATAGCTTTTAAGAAAGGATATGGTGATACAAGGGAATTGTTTGTAGAACTCGCTAACGTGAAGTACAGCCACTATTACAACGATCCTAAATCCTTCTTTGAAGTGCTTCGCAAGGTTGATATAAGTCGGGGTACATATTATTCACGGTTGAAGAAGTACGAGATTAAGGTCGAGTTCTTTATGTCAGTTGACGATGGAGAACTTTTTCCTATAAAATCTAAGTCCTCTAAATAAAGGTGAACATTCACTTTAATTTGGAGAAAATGACTATGACTACTAAAGCTACTCGCGGTCGTCCGGCACGATTTACTAAAGAACAGATGGCTGATATTGCCTACGCTTACTATACAGCGGATCGTGGTAAGGAAGCGAAAGAACAGATTCTTAGTGAACATGGGATCTCAATCGCCCAATTCTATAAGAATATGAAGAAGTTAGACATTAAATTCTATGTTCAGATCGGTGATGGTCAGATCGTAGAAGCAACAGGTTTTTGATTCTCTTTGCCACTCTTCGGAGTGGCTTTTTTGTATCTGTAGGGTGTCCAAAACGCCATCGGCGGGTTGGTGGAAGATGGCGCGAAAAGTCGCGTGATGTAGGTATGAAAAAGCCCCGCACTAGGCGAGGCTAAAAATTATTACAGTCCGAAGACTTCCAGTGATCCAACATTCTGACGGAGACGTTCAGCCGCTTTATTTTGAATCAGAATAGTGTTGTTCGGCTTAGGAAGATTCAGAGTTGCTTTTTGTTCTTCTTCCAGAACACCAAATTCAACCAACACCGGAAGCACATCAACAGTAAAAGAAAGCTGATAGTGAGCGTTCATGCTGCAAAACGGTAAAGCGGAATCATTAGCAACATACCCACACGGCTTGTTATTTTCATCATAGACGCGCTCAATGTATCCAGCAGTACGCAAGGCCGTCAGTGCTTCTTTAACCTTCGTAGCGCCCTTTTTAGCGCCTAACAGACGCGTCATTGAATGGCTATCTACAGACTTACGAACATGAAGTTCAATCAGTTGTTTGTTTTCGCGAGTTTTCTTTAACGCCAGTTCGATCCAGTCTGTTTCTTCAAAGTGTTCATATGGATTAACCGGAACATTAGCTTTCCCTTCTTTCATCAAACGCCATTCTTTAGCAATTTTGAAGCGAAGCGGTGCATCGTATCCCATAACCAGAGTATTACAGAGATCTTCGTCCAGTTCATACATCGGGCGAGATTGATTATTCTTATCAAAATATGAAGATTCTACAAAATACCCCAGCGCAAAATTGCGCCCGGCTAATTCGCTTCCTTTTTCAAGAGAATCAATCATGCGACGAAAATCACGCATAACATCCTTATGATTCTTTCCGGTCAATTCAGCAATCTGACGGGTAGACATGGTCAGCGGTTTGGTGTTATCAACAACCAGAGACACGGAAGCAGTTTTAACAGCAGTATTCATAGTAGTAACAGTATTCATAGTAAAAATTCCCCTTAAACGGTTTAGTGATTTGGTCCTCCTAGTTCCGGCAGCATCACCGGAACAATTTTATTTATAAAGAAATTTTTATCTCATTTAGATTCAGCAATCGCGCGATCAATTTCTTCTTGAATGCGACGCTGGCGTTCATGGAAGTCAACCATTGAGAAATTCAGGTTTGGGGTCCACGGTTTGCGGTTCGGGTTTTTACGTCCATCAATTTTCTTAGTAGTGTTCATAATTAACATCCTCTTTACAAATCTAGGTCAAATAGGTTCAAAGTTGTCAAGTGCGATAATCATAAAAAGTCAGAAAATTTTGTCAATACCCCTTGACAAGACGCCAAAGGGTTGACCTAACTTACAGCATATCTAAGCCTTCATCGTAACCGTAGAAGCCATTCTGAGAAGAGAAACAGATTGGTGCGTAGTCTTCGTTTTCCTCATCCTCTTCATCGTGTTCTTGGGCTTCCTGAGCGGTTTCTTTACCGTAGTTAAACATTGCTTCATCCAGTTCATAGACAGTAACGAAGCTACCCAGGTCAATGTCACCGGAACGGACTTCAAACGGAAGATCATCACGAACAATAATTGCTGGTAGATTCTGGTACTTTAAGCGTTCTTCATCGGTGAAGACGTTAACAACAATGGTCGGCTTCTTATCACGGTGGAAGGCATACCATGCACTAGAGAAATGAGATTCATCGGAATTGAAAAGGATGTTATAACCACGTTCACGGAACATCTTCATTAACTTGTCATTGTGGAAGCTATCAGCATCAAAACCTAACAGGATGAAAGGAGTAGTGGTAGTCATTTTATGGTTCATAGTGGAAATCCTCTAAAAGAAAGTGAATCAATCTAATATTATTTATAAAGAGAAAATTCTTGTTATTATGAAAGGTGATTGTATTCAGTCGGGCATAGCCCTCCTTCATAGTTTTGATTAAATCATCATCAAAACGAAGAAGTATCTTTAGAATATAAGAATCTTTCTTTTGGAGAAATAATAATCAGGAAGCAATTTAGCAACCGAAGGTTGCAATCCCGAAGGGATACCAATACCTTTCTAGAAAGTGATTGTTACTCACTTCGTTCGTTTACTAGAATCAGTTAGTAACTAGTATTAAATCCCTTTCTAAGAAAATCCTTTCAAAAGTGATTCTCGATGCCACGCAGTGGCGTCGCAGACGTTTGAGAGTGAGCGAAGCGAGCGAGCAAACTAGTTAATTCCTTCTAAGACCATCTAGTATCATCTAGTTTAAATTAGTTGTTACTAGAAGTAATTGGTTAGCGCTTCGCGCAGTCGGGCAAAGCCCTCCTAATATCTTTTTGGTTATTTTTGGTTTTACACATGAGCGTAGCGAATGTGTTATATAATATCTATGCACGCCGAATCCCCCGCCTTTACCCCCACCCAAGTTAATGTTTTATAAAGAGTTTTTCTCACCAATCCTTTTCGGGGGAAAATTTCAGGGGCAAAAATTAGATTTTCAGGGGCAATTATTGGCATTTCAGGGGCAAAAATGAGGGGCAAAATCACTGTTTCCCAGAATTTCAGGGGCAAAAATAGTAGGTTTCAGGGGCAAAAATAGGATAGTAGAATCTTGGGATTTTGTTCGGGGGCAAAAATTCAGAATTTCGGGGGCAATTCCCATCAAATATTTTGATAGAAAATTATTGTATATTATTTAACCAAAAAATCACCAAAAAGTGGCGTAATCTAATGATTTAAAAGGAATCATCAAAAGGTCTCCGTGCCATAATAGATTATAAAGGTTGATAATCCTAATCTACCATTTTCAAACAAAAATTTTGATAGTCACCTCTCGCTTAGATCATGTTTGTTGACATGTGTCAAGAACTATTTTATACTTTTTATCACTGGTAAGGGTTGAAATTTTCCAAACAATCCCCATATAGATGATAAGCATGATTTTTTCGTGTATAAATACATGCATGAAAAATGATTGTTCACTTCTGAAAATCTCCTGACTCACTGTTAACTCATACAGCACTGGTTAGATATACAGTGCTTTTTCGGTTGAATATTGTACGGATTGATTAATTATTAATCTTCTCTTTAGCAATTCGTGCTCCCACTGATCGGATATACAGTGGTTTTACAGGGTTTTTCGAAAAACATTTTATAAATAGAATTGTTCAGAGCGAAAAGCTCTTTTTTAAGATTTTTTAAACCTAACAATGAGGGATTAAAAATGGCTAAACCTGTACGATTCACACGAGAAGTATTACTCCCGATTGCTAAACGTTATTTTGAAGCGATGCAGGGTGACAAGCTGGCGGTTTTGAAGGAAGAAGGGATTGACCCCTCTGATTTTAGAAAACTGCTAAAACGATATGACATTAAAGTGAAGATTGAAGCTACCGTTTGGTAATCAACTTTGACTGAGAATTATATGATGGCTTTAAAAATAAAAAAGCCCCCTTGCGGCAACAAGGGGGCTTTTGCGATGAACAATTAAAACTAACTTTCCACAGGAGTATTTATAATGTTATTTTCCGCTAACTTTTTCACTAACGAAGTAACCAACGCTAAAGCAGTTATCAAATTTGGCACCGAAGCAAACAAGAAGATTCAGCCGAAAGTTGTTGCTCATGTTTCCTTTGCGCAGCAGAAATCCGCTTTCGCTGGCTTTAAAGCACATCGTGAAGCACTGATCGCGGCTGGCTTTGGTGTTGACGGTAAACTGCCTAACGGCATTCGTAAAGCAATCGACCGCGTTAAACCTGCTAAAGACGTTGCAGTAGACCACATCGTTACCTTTACCGTTAAGAACTCTTCTGAACTGTTCCACCTGGTGATTGCTGGTGATACTGCTATCGTTTCCGCTCCTAACATGGATTTTCAGGATACCGCTGATTGCCAGATCACCTTCGGTCGTCGTAAAGAAGTTACCGGAAAAGCTAAACTGAACTTCACTAAATCCGGCAATCCTTACTTTGCTGTATTCTTTAACAGCCACGCTACCGAAAAAGAAGTTGTAGAACTGGTTGCTTATGAAGGTGAAGAGAAAGAACGTATTGAATCTTGCGAAGCATTTCTGGAACTGGAAGCACAGGTTAATGCTGTTTCTCCTGTTGTAGAAGATCGCTTTGCTGCACTGGAAGCACAGATCGCAGAACTGAAAGCTGCACTGGAAGAAAAAGACCAGATTATCGAAGCCCAGAAAGCTGAAATTGAAGAACTGAAAGCTAAAGAAGTTGCTCCGGTGGCAGTAGTTGAAAATGCGGCTGATGAGGCCGCAAATGATGAAGTAGAAGTGAAAATCGATGTGATGCGTGATCCGATGGCTGCACTGCAATTGCTTCGTTCTTTTAAGGGCAAATCTCATTTTTCTAGTGATGCGGTAGACGAGGAAGAAGAACAGAAACGCAATGCTGCAATGCTTCATGATGAAATGTACGGTACTAACTTTTCTTACTGCCAATAAAAAAGGGACTCCGAAGAGTCCCTAGTAAGTTTAGGTTAGGTTTGCACAACAAAGATGAGGTTATAATGAACATAATGCTACATTATTCTTTAAAGCCAGAAAAATAACCGCCCCGAAGGGCGGGAGGATTAATACTCAATCTATACTTGTTATGTTTTTGTGTTGTATAGATCACTGACTATGAAAACACTGTACTGGAGTGTGTTTTATGGCTTTTAATCGGGAATCCTCAAAGAAGATCCCCTGTTAATAACCATAAGGAGAAAAGGCAGATTACACTATTATTTAGTATCCTTTTTACAGCAACTAAAAAGAATAAACTGGATTAAGCATACCCAGCCGTAAGGCGTACCGATTAGAAATTTGAAAAACACCACCAGCGATATAAAAATCAATTTAATGCCAGCGACGATAGTCAAAAACAGCAGAGTAGCAAAGTAGACAAAAAGATCCATAGATAATCCTCTTTGAAAATGACCATCATCTATAGTTCAATTCATCGATTTAATTAATGATACTTGAAAGCGTTACACACAGTAGAAATGCCAATGTGAGCAAGTGAATATACGATAGTTAATCCTACAGCCAGATAAATCAAAAATTCAACCATAGGTAAATCCTCAAATAAGAAAAAGGTTAGCGGGGGATGTTCTCCCCCGTAGACGTTGACCAGCTCAACATCCTTCACGTATATATTTAGTATCTAATGTTTAAGACACATCAAATTCATCGTCTTCTTCTGGTTCTTGTTCCGGTTCATCCATTAATGCTAATTCTTCTTCCTCGTCTTCTCCCAAATCTGCATTTTCGAACAAGTCCCCTACTTCATTTAAACGACGTTCGATGATCTCCCTTAGCTTATTCTTCAATGTTTTCTGATCAGTGGCGGATTCTAAAATTTCTAGGGCATCGATCGTACAAATCTGCAAAATAGTCTGTTTCACTTTCCCGCAGTATTCCGCTAGTTCCTGTTCTACATAACCGACAGGAATCAGGAGATTCATTTTTTCCTGGTTCTCTCGTTCGGCTGCATCTGCCAAAGCACGTTCACGGCGTAATTTCTCTACGTCGATTTGTTCTTTGATAGAAGTTTGTTTAAGCGGGTTGATAATATTTTTCAAGACCCATTCTGTTCCTTCTTTGGCTGGCACGCGGCGGGTATTGGTGTTAAATGGCAATCCCCTTTCTAACCATCGCTTACCGCCACCATTCAATGTATAGCCATATAAACGGGAAATTTCTGTAAGGGTTAATTCTTCTTTCATTGGTTATCCTCCATTAAATTTGCGTAATTTTATTTATTGGTTTTACGCACAATCTAAGCGCCTAAATCGCATTCTAACGAAGGGAAAGATCCAGTAATGGTAAGGGTTAGGAAGTGGGTTAATAGTCGCGTAGCGACCGCGCCATAAGTGAAGTGATCACGTTTTAGAATCTCACACGCACATCAAATACCGGGGTGCCGAAAACTCCCTTTATTTCATCCGTGGAACAGTACCTTTTTAATTTGTCAAGCATTAATTTCTTAATTTAATTACTAAATCTCATCCCAATAATTGAAAAAATATCAAAAATCAATAAAGTAAGCATCTAAAAGTCAGTCCATACCAAAAGAGGTATAAAATGAAAAACATTATCGCTGCTATCGTTCTTTCTGCTACTGCTTTCGGTGCTGATGCTGCGTCCTTTGATTGCGCTAAAGCCACTACCAAATCAGAGAAGTTTATTTGTGCTAATGAGTCAATCTCCGCACTGGATTCTAAACTTCATGAAGTATATGTTAAGGCTGTTAAGATTGATCCGTCTCTGAAACAAGAGCAACGAAACTGGAATAAAACTGTTCGTGATACAATGATCAATATCGGGCAGATTCAGCCACTGGAGGCTGTATACAACGCTCAAATCCAAAACTTGATGAATGTATTATCTAAAGAAGAAACCGCGTCAGAGAGCGATTCAGAGACTTCTGCGAAGATTGAAGAAGAACAACCGAAACAGGAAGAAGTAAAGAAACTGAATGTTACCGCGATTTACGCATGTACTACAAAATTTACATGGAAAGTTATCGATGGTGAGGAAACAGAAGCTGTAAAAGATAAACTCTACGGAAACAAAACTTTTGATAATAACGGCGGTAAACTTAAGATCAAAATGGTAGACGATGTTCCTGTATCTTTTGTGTATTCCGACAAGTATGATGTTTATAAATCAAGTCTCAAGCCATCTAAAGAGAATCCAAACGCAATGGAAGGTAAATCCAAACAGGATGCTATTGGACGTGTTAACACTTATAACATCTGGGTAAGCAAAAAAGGTGACATGCGTCTTGAAGTAATTGAACCAAAATTTGATTCTGAATATAAACACACTCAATTTGCATGTGACATGGTAGACGCAGAGTAAGAGGTGAAATGATGCAATTCAATAGCATGAAGATTACTCAAAAATGGTGAGATGCGATGAAAGCTAACCACCAGAACGATATTAATTAAGTAACATTTTAGATATACAGCACCCAGCTAACAGATCACCTTTTATGGATTTCATTATAACCCCTTTGATCTGGAAACTATGTTAATTAGTTGATTTCTAAGCCTTGTCCTTGAGATGGGGCTTTTTATTGCAAAATTTTTAGTTATTTTGGGTTGACTACATTCGGGTTGCCAATTCGCCTGGCTAACTCTTGCTGAGTGATTTCTGACTGTAAAAAAGCATTTAACAGCAATACCTTAGAGGCGACGCTCAAAGGCACTTCAATAAAGTGATCATGACTATTTAATGGCGAAGGTAAAGGGATAAGCTCGTTATCTTCAAAATAAAAATCAAATGCGGTCAGTAAAGCATCTTTTGCCGCTTCCATCGCTTCAGCGACAGTTTCGCCCTGCGTCAACGCTTCAGGGATATCCACAAAAGAAACCATATAACCGCCTTCCGGCGCGGGTGTAAGAGTGACGGGATAACGCATAATTTCGACTGTCCCTCGCAT